GGATTAGAAAAAAAGTTAAGTATTTTTTTATATTATATAACTATATAAACCCATAATGTTAAATACAAAATCTATTAAAAAAAAATTATTTAATGAAGTGGATTTTTCTGATAATAATCAACAAAATGCAGGAAATGCAAAAACTGAAAATAAAACAAATGATACAATGTCAAGTAAGGAAATTATTAAACTTCACAATGAAAATTTAAATAATCAACGAAATAATTTGAAAGTAATGGATGAAGCAATCAAACAAAGAGAAATTAATAAATTTATAGATAATTTTAAAGGAGGTAATGAAAATATATCAACAATACAAGAAAATGTTCAACATAATAATAATAATAATCAAAATTTACAACTTAATAATAATAATCAACATTTACAACTTAATAATAATCAACATTTACTACAAGGGGGTAATAATAATTTAGTAAAAGAATTAGTAACCCAAATTAAAAATGAATTACATGCACCAATTCCAGAACAACCACAAATTATATTAATTGCTCCCAAAACTAATTTAGCGGATAATAATAATGAATATATACCAAATAGGAATTTAGCAGAATGGGATGATAACAAAAATGCATATGTAATTTATAACATAAATAATATGATTGAAGGTTTTTTTACAAATAATGATGTTGTTAAATCAATCATTAATGGTAGTAATATTAATAAAAATATTAAAAAATATTTTTTTATAATTGCACATAATGCTGAAAATAATAATAATGAATTTAATTTTATTGATTCTATATTTACAGATAATTTGGATTTAATTATAAAAATTCAAAATGATTTATTTGATTTAATAAATCAAAATGATTTATTTGAAAAAAATGATGATGATTTAGATAACTTATTGATATTTAATTACCAATTTATAATTTATTTATTTAAAAAATCTAATTATTTTAATAATATTGAATCCAACAAAATTGCAAAATTTTATTCTACATTGACTTTTAGATTTTCATCATTAATATTAAAACAAGTTATGAAAATTGAAAATCAAAATATTAGTTTGGCAAATGATATATCAAAGTTATTTGATATTAAAAAAGATATTATTTCTCAATTAACAAATATTGAAAATTGTTTAAAAAATAATACAAAAATTGATATAATTAGCAGTAATACCAATACCAATTCCAATACCAATAAATCAATCGTTAACGATATTATTGATATTTCAACCAATGACAATTCAACAGATAATAATTCACAAACTGATTTATATAATACAACTATTATAACAGGAGGTTTAAAAAAATCAAATGTTTTAGATGAAGTTATTTCTAGTATTACTAGTAATACTAATAAACAATCAAGTTCTAAATATAATAGATATCAAGAAATAAATGATGAAGTATCATCATATATGGATAAACAAATAAGTGGTAATTTAAAGACTTCTGAAACAAGTGTTATTAATTTAAACAAAAATACATATAAAATAACAAATAAAAATACCACAACAACGATTCCATCATATAATAAAAGTAGTGCTATTAAAAATGGACAAATTTATAAAATATAAAGTTATAAAAGTTATAAAAAATTTAATGTAATAATATATATATGAGTAATATTAATTTACAAAATATTATTAAAATTAAAAATGAAATTGAATCTTTATTAGTAGAAATTAAAAAAAAAGAAGAGAATATACTAGAACATATACAAACAAATACTTATAATATTATTCTTTATAAAACCTTTTTGGAAAATATTATAGACGAATATCATAATGTATGTACGGTTATATATAAATAAAATGTTCTACCTAAATTTTTATAACTAATACATATACAATAAATACAACCTCTAAAGGTAAAATATTTATATAGTATATCAAATGACTAATTATTAAAAATGTATAATCACCTACAAAATACAGATTTGCCCGACCACGAGAAGTAATTCAATAAAAGTAAAATCAAACAAATATGTTTTATATTCATAAATTATCATTGTTTGATTTTACTTTTATTGAAAGAGTATTTCTCGTGATGCTAATTTTAAATTTGTAATTCAAACAAAATTATTTCAATAGATTATGACTATAGCATAATAATTATTATCTTGCTATAAATAAATTCTATTGATGAATTGTTTGAAGTTATGCTTTTAAATAAAAGTATATCAATTGACTAATTATAAAAATGTATAATTGTGGGTAGTTAAGTTTTTATTTAATAATAATATATAAATAAATTCTATTGTTTATAAATACTACATAAAATATTTTACATTTTGATGTTGTATTTATTGTATATACATATATATATATATAAATTCAATGGATTGTCTAAATTATATTACACAATTAGTTCCTGGTATTTTTATATCTGATTCTAAGGCAAGAGGATGTGAAACAAAATTAGAAAATTTAAATATTAAATATTTAATAAATATTAATAATACATTGGATGGAAAACCATTTGTATCATATAATCTGTCAGTAGATACAAGTTCGGATTTTTATAATTCTTCATCACTTATTGATATTGATTTAGATAAAACTAATGATTTTATTATTTCTGCATTACAAAATAATTCAAATATTCTTATTTGTGATGAAAGTTATAATACTACATTACTTATTATAGGTGCTTTTTTAATCAAATTTCTTAAAATGTCATTAACTGAATCTATTTACTGGATAACTAAAAAATCAAATGTCAGTGGAATATCTAAAAATATTTGTTATCAACTATTTTTATTTTTTCAAAAAAATGACTCAACATAAATATACTTACATACTTTCTAATTTATTTAAAATGTCAATTATTTTTTCATAATCATATTGAATATATCCATTATTGATTTTATAAATATATGAATCATTTTCAATAATAATATCTAGTTTTTTATTAATTTCTTTATATTCTAATGTTTCTTCATTTTCTATTAATGAAAGTTTGTCCAAATAAAATTCTTCTTTTTCTTTAATTTTGCTAATCAATTTTGTAATAATATTAAATTCTTTATCTAATATTTCATAATTATCCTTAAATTCACTATCAAAATTACTCATATTTAAACAAAAATCATTTACCATATCATCAGTTATACTTGTATCAATAAATAACTTTATTAAAATATCATTTGCATAATCATTTATTATATTATATAATTTCATTAATTTTTCAATTAAATTATTTTTTATCTCATAAGATTCATGACTTTCATTTTTAATATCCATAAAAGAATATATTTTTAATTGTTTATTTATCGAGTCATATTCATCAATAATTCCTCTGAAATATTTTATTTGTTCTGCATATTTTTTATTATTTGTCTCATCATCAAATATTTCAATTCCTTTTGTTTCTTCTTCATTAACGGATTCAAGATTAATTATTGGATTATTATTTTGTATTAAATATATTGAATAATTCATTTTGTAATCATGTAATAGTTCTTTATATTTATCTGGAGATATTTCTGAATATTCTTGTTCTTTTAACCATTCTAAAATTTCTTTTACATTTAATGAAATATTTTCCTTTATTGTTTCATCTAATTTTAGTTCTGGTGAATTAATATTTTCTAAAATTCGTTTTGAACTATCAATTAATGATAAATGCGATTCTTTTTTCATTTTATCTATTCTATCTATTTGATCCATTGCTTTTGCATTTTCTACTATTTTATCTAATTCATCTTGAGATAAATTTTGTTTGTTACCAGAAACTTGAATTATCTTTTTATTTAATGGATTTTTTAAATCTTCTGCTTTTATTTTTATTATTCCATCTGTATCTATCTCAAATGTTATTTGAATTTCTGGAATACCCCTTCTCTCTTTCTCAATACCTGATAAAATAAAGTCTCCTATTAAAAAATTATCTTTTGTCATCTTTCGTTCACCTTCATATATTTTTATTGGTATCCATTCAGTATAATCCAAATCTGTTGTATACTTTTTTATTTTTTTAACTGGTATAATCGTCCCTCTTTGAATTAATGTGTCCATTACACCACCTGATGTTTCTAAACCAATTGATAAAGGGGTTCTATCAACTAATAATAATTTATCTTCTATATTAGTATTATTTGTTAACATATAACCATGTATTGATGCTCCAATTGATACTACAGTATCCGGATCAATTGAACAATTTACATCTTTATTAAAAAATCTCTCAACACTATATCTAATAATTGGTATTCTTGTCATTCCACCGACCATAATTATTTCATGAATTTTTTCTTTTTCTAATTCGCATATCTGAAGTATATCATTTAATGGTTTAACAGCCATTCTTATTAAATCTTCAGTAATTTCATTAAACTTTTCTCGACTAATTGAAACATTCAAATCTTTATTATTAAAAAAATTATTTATCTTTATTTTTGTATGTAAATTATCAGTTAATGCTATTTTTGTCTGTTCTGCTAAATATTTTAATTTCTGTAAACTATTCTCACTTATACTCTCTATAAAATGTTCTTTAATTATATTATTTTCATTGATAAATTCACTAATTACATATTCCATGATTTTTTTATCAAAATCACATCCCCCTAAATTATTATTTCCACATGACCCTAACACCTCATATATTCCGTCTGAAATATATAAACAACTGACATCTAAAGTTCCTCCTCCAAAATCATATACTAATATATTTATATCAGAATTTGAAGCATTTTTACCTAATCCATAACACAGTGCCGCAGCTGTTGGTTCATTTATAAGCCTCAATACATTAAAACCAGAACTTGTTGCACAATTCTTAATTATTTCTCTCTGATTTTTATTAAAATATGCAGGAACTGATATAACAGCATTTGATATTTTTATTTCAGAATTAAATTTTGATGAAAGAAACATTTCAGCTCTACTTCTAAAACTCATAAATAAATGAGTTGCAATTTCTTCTGGATAATATTGTTTATTTGTATTTGAATCAAGTATTTTTATATTATCATTTTCATCAGGTAAAATATTATAAGCAAGTATTTCTAATAAAGAATGTGGTAAATCAGAATATTTTTTCCCAAGTAATTTTTTTATTTCATATATTAAAAATGTATTTTTATTATTATTTTCTGTATTTGTTTTTTCAAAAATATCTTTTCTTAAATATGCCTCTTTACCTATGACTTTTTTATTTGATGATAATTCTATAACAGTTGGTATTACTTGTGAATCATCATAATCTGAAATAATTATCGTCTTATTTTTATGATATATTGTTAAACAAGAATTTGTCGTTCCAAAATCAATTCCTAAACACAAATTATCATTTTGTATATTTTGATTTTCAATTTGTAAATTCATAATTTATATATTATCTAATAGTAATTATTTTTTAAGATAAAATTAATTTTAGTAATATTATTATAAATATTATTATATATGCCAGGGGGTCTTATACAAATTGCAAGTTATGGTTCACAGGATCTAACTTTGACAGGTAATCCACAAATAACATTTTTTAAAATTGTATTTAGAAGATATACTAATTTTGGTATTAGAACAATTGAAATTGGTTTTGATAATCCTGTAAATTTTGGAACAGTATCTACAGTCACTATTCCAAAATATGCCGATTTATTATCTAATATAACTTTGAAAATTAAATTACCAAGTTTTAATTTAACTGATTTAAATAACCAAATAAGCACAAGTAACCAAATATCAACTATACAATCAGCAGATTTAGAAAAATATTATTTATTTTATGATTATTTTATTAAGTTTATAAACAAATTAAAAAATATCGTCAATACTTTTTTTTCTAAAAATATAAATACAGGTTCAATCACATATATACAAGATTTAGGAAAATATATTCTTACATTTATACAACAAGATGAATATTTACAGTTTTTTAAAATTGTTAATACATTCTTATTTGACACTATTGAAACTCAACAAAATACAAAAAATATACAAAATAAATACATTAATACTTTTACAAATGCATCTTTATTTAAAATTAGTAATAATAATATTTTAGAATATATCTATCAAAATTATAATGAAAATAATTATAGTTATAGTATCTTTAATTTTATGATTGATGAAAATATGAAAATTCTTAATGAATTAAATATAATTATTTATCAAAAATTAATTAATAAATTCACTATTCCTAATATCGTCTCTATGGGATGGATTAAAAAAATAGGCATTTTTATTATGGATTATGTTGAAATGTATATCGGTAGTAATATCATTACTAATTTAAGTCCTAATTATATTGACATTTATGGACAATTAAATTATAAAAATGTAGAAATTTATAATAAAATGATCGGAAATACTTTTGAATTTAATAATCCAGTTATTAAAAATAATAAACAATTTTTATATATACCACTTCCATTTTGGTTTTTAAATAATTATGGATTATCAATTCCATTAGTAGCACTCCAATATAACAAAATCCAATTTAAATTTAAATTTAAAGAGTTAATAGAAACTATATTCTTTAATATTTCCGATATTAGTTCAACCACTAACAATAATTTGAGAAATAATATAATTGATTTAATAGTTAGTAGTACTATTAATATTTTACAAGAACAAATTGAAATTACTTTATTAGCAGAATTTGTATTCCTTGATAATATTGAAAGAAAAAAATTTGCACAGTCTAGTCATGAATATCTTATTACACAAGTCCAACAATTGTCATTTACTAATGTTTCACCATATAACAGTAATTTTGAATTGGATTTTTTCCATTGTTGTAAAACAATGTTTTGGTCAGCAAATCAATATAAATATATCAATAATTTAGTCGGTGAAAATCAATATGACAAATATACAGTTAGTTTATATCAACCAAGTTATTCAAATACCAATACAAACTATATTAATTTCCTTAAAATGATGCATAGTTCAGCAGTATCATTTAATTTAAATACATTTATTGAAGGATTAAACTCATTATTAAATTCACCCATAAATGATACATTATATGTTCAAGATATAGTTATTGCTGTAACTGAAACACAAAACTATAAAAAATATGAAGTATCTCCATTTTATGCAACTCAAATTACTTTAAATAGCACTTCTCTTGTATCACAAAATTATCCATATTTTAACTTTTTACAACCATATAATTATTACAAAAATACTCCTGGATTAGGTATCAATTTATATTCATTTTCATTAGGACCAACTGAAACTCAACCTCTCGGTTCTTGTAATCTTAGTAGAATTCCTAAAACTTCTATTAAATTTAATCTAATAAATCCTGATATTAATCTTACTAATGTTAATACCGATAATAATTATAGTATAATCGATAATATGTCATCTATTAACTTAAATAACTATAAAATTAATGTTCAAGTAGAAAATTATAATGTTCTCCGATTTATTGGAGGAATTGTTGGTATTGCATTTACTTATTAATTATTTGCATTGATTATTATAGTCTTTGTTATTTAAAATATATAAGTTAAAATTAAATAATTATAATTATTTATAGTATTTATAATTATAATGCCAGGAGGTATTTTACAACTACTCACTGTCGGAAAAGAAACAGAATATTTAAATAGTAATCCACATATATCCTTTTTTAAATGTTATTTTAGAAGATATACCAATTTTTTTATTAATAATATGGAAATATACTCTAATTATTATGAAAATAATAACGTTAATACATTTATAATTCCTAAATCAGGGGATATGATGCATAAAAGTTATTTGAAATTTAATTATGATGATAATTATATCGAGTTATTCCATAATTATAAAACAGTTAGTTCTACTTTAACTAATGATATAACTTTATTTTTCGATTCATACAATATCTATATAAATGAATTTAATAAAAGTAATATTGTAAATATAGATGTTGTTAAATTCATTATGAGTTTTAATAATATTGAATATTTGTCTTTAATGAGTACATATATTATAGATGAACTCAATTTAATATATCAAATCAAATTTAATAAAGATATTACTTTACAATTAGATCAAACTAACACATTTTATAATATTAATTCTACATATAATTATTACGGTTTTAACTATTTCT